TCTTGGTTGACACCGCAATACCCGGAACGGAAGAAACGGCAACGATCACTGCGGTTGCCGCTGTTGAAACGTGCGTAAGCACGGAAACGTTTGCCCTTAGCAATGCGGAAACCCTGACCGTGCAGATTGATGGCGGCAGCACGCAGACCGTAACTTTTTTGACCGGTTCCTTTTCCGCAATTGGTGCTGCAACCGCTGAAGAAGTGGCGGCAGTGATCAACGCGGGTCTGATCGGTGCAAGCTGCACCGTGATTGGTGGCAACACCGTTCGGATCATATCTGATGTGTTGGGCACAAGTTCCAAGGTGCAGATTACCGGTGGCACGTCCAACGCGGTGTTGGGCTTCCCTGTGGATCTGAATACCGGCACAGGCAACGTGGCTGATGTGGCCAACGTGACGGGTGCGGAATTGAAGACGATCATTGAATTGGCAGTGACGCAAGGCAGCGGTGTTACCGTTTCCGGCACCACCACCATCACGATCACTTCCAACACCACCGGCGCAGCGTCAAGCGTGCAGATCCTTGCGGCTTCCACGGCTGATGATGAAATTGGCTTTGACAATGCGGTGAACTACGGCAGCGCAGGCACGGCAGTCAACACGTTGGTATGCAACGGCAAGACTGAAGGCGTTTTTGCCGCAAACATCACCATTCAGGTGGCAGCCGCGACAAGCGGCACTGCCAGTGAATTCAACCTGTACGTGTTGGTTTCCGGGTTGGTGAAGGAACGGTGGAAAAATATTTCCATGGGTGACACGCTTGCCAACTTCTGTGAAACCGTGATCAATCACGCGGACACGGGCAGCAACCTGATCAGTGTGACAGATCAAGATGCGGCTGGCTCCGTCACTGCGCAACGTCCGGCAAACGCCACATCTGCCGCAATGACCGGTGGCAATGACGGGTTGGCAAGCATTGCTGATGCTGATTTCATTGGCAGTGAGGCCGGTGTGAATGGCCTGTACGGCTTGAATGCAATCCACAACCTTTCCCTGCTGGCGGTTCCTGGTAGGGCCACAGCGGGCGTTGCGTCCGGCCTGATCGTGTATGCAGACACGTACCGTGAAGGCATGGTGTATGTGGTCTTTGACACCCCCACGGGCAACACGTATGCGCAGGCCATCACGTATGTTGGAACCACGGCAGCGTTGAAAGACGGTGCGGCCAACGGATCAACCTATTGGCCATGGTACAAAGTTGTGAACCCGTCTGTTGCAGTGTACGGGAATGAAGACAGCGTTGATGTTCCCCCGTCCGGTGGGATTATGGGCTTGATGTCCCGATTGGATAACACCAAAAAGGGTGGCATTTACAAGTCACCGGCTGGCACGGAAAACGGGCACCTGCGTGGGTGCATTGGCTTCCAGGATGAAGCAGTGCTGCGGGATGAAATCAGGGATTTGCTTTACCCCGAACGCATCAACCCCATCACGCAGTATGCAGCCGGGCCACGGCATGTGGACGGTGGACGGGCGTTGGATAGCAACAGCAATTGGCCGTTCGTGAACCAAAGCCGGGGCGTGATCCATATCAAGCACGATGTGGTGGAACTGTTGCAATTCGTGAAGCACGAAAACAACACCCCGGAACTGCGTGCGCGGGTCAAGCGTATGGTGGAAATCTACTTGCGCGGGCAGATGGGCATTGGCGCGTTTGCTTCGAAGAACCCGGAAACGGCTTTCTTTGTGGATGTATCCGAGGAGTTGAACCCGGCACCGCAGGTTGCGAAGGGGAAGCTGAAGGTTCGTATGGGCTTGGCCATGGCCACGCCTGCTGAGTTCATCAATGTGGAAGTATCGAAAGACACGCGGGCGTTTGACGAAGCAGCATGATCGGTGTGCTGTTTTTGCCGTCTGATTTAAAGTGAAAGGGTTGCTACCATGGCACGCGATTTCATGTTGAAAGGCACTTTCCTTGTTGAGATTGACAAGGTGGTGTCTGCCGAATTCCAAAGCTGTTCGGAACTTGCTGTGGAAGTCGGTGAATCGAGTTACAAGCAAGGCGGTTCCCTGATTGCTAAGAAGCAGCCGGGTGCCACTGTCACGTTCCCTGACATCACGTTGGAACGGGGCGTGTTCGATGATGACACTGATCTGCTTCAGTGGATGAAGGAATGCGTTGCTGTGGCTGAAGGCACCGGTGCCAACCCGTCTGATCTGTACCGCACGATTGACGTTGTGCAGTTGGATCGGGCCGGGAACGACGTGAAGCGCATCAGGTGTTTCAACGCATGGTGCAAGCGGTTCAGTGAAGGTGACTTTGACGCAACAAGTGATGACCACCGGGCAGAGTCGGTGGTGATTGCCTGTGACTATTGGGAAGAAGCGGCTTGATCAAGGCTGTCAACCCTTAGCTGATGCGGGGCATTCCGGTGCCCCGTGTCGGTGCTAACTTAATGGACAATGAAACAATCAAATGAAAGGGCAATGTGATGCCACCGAAAGACCCGTCTAAGACATCCAAAGAAGATCCCAAAAAAGAAGTACCCATTGGGGGTGATGGCCAACAGTTCACGGCACCGTCTGGGATGGTGTACCGGATCAGGCCAATGAAGGTGAAGGAACAGAATGCGTTGGCGGATCGGGCCAAGATGCGCAGCGGCGTTGCCCTTTCCCAAATCCTTGACGCCTGCCTGTTGGGTGTCGATGATCCGGGCGTGTATGCGGGGTGGGGAATTGAAGACGGTGCGCGGCTGAACCCGCTGAAACTGTTGCAGGGTGACAGGTTCCACATGTTGGTTAATCTCAGGAAGATCAGCGTGAAGGATGGGAAGAATTATGAAATTCCCGCCACGTGTACGGAATGCGGGGAAAAGGATCAGTCTAATGCAGTGGACCTTGACGCACTGACCGTGCAGGAACTTCCGAAGGCAAGCCGGGCGATACTGGAATCCGGTGACAACAAGTTTGCGTTCGGGCTGGAAGTTGCAAAGCGCACGTGTTGGTTCAAGCTGGCCACCGGCGAAGATGAACTGAAGTTTGCCAAGATACAGCACCAACAGCGACAGAAGCTATCAAGCGCAGCCCTGCGCATGCGTGTGCTGGAAGTGGAAGGGGTGAAGGGTGTGGATCTGCCCAAGTGGATTGAATCGGAAATGTACACGCAGGATGCAGAAGCGTTGCGTGATTACATGGATCAGGTGGACTGTGGTGTTGACACTACCATTGATGTGGCTTGCCCATCCTGCGGGGAAACCTATGATTTCGACATCCCTTTTGGCGATTCACGGTTCCTGATTCCGGCGGTTGGTATATCGAAAAGGGCACGGATGCGACGGCAGCGGAACTGATCGGTGCCATGTTCCCGGTGATGAGCCGGGAACAAATTCTTGAAGGCGTGTTTGGGCTGATGTGGCAGCAAGACGGCAGTGGCCTGAACATATCGTGGAAGGAAGCTTGGGAACTGGACATGCAGCAATTCTTGTGGCTGTTGAATCGGGTGACAGAACAGCGGCAAAAAGAAGCGCGTGCGGCAAGAGGATAGCGAACGCGGGCAGCCATTGGCCAATTGGAAGGCGTGACTAATGGCACTGAATGGCGGCCTGATGGGCACGGGGTTTTTGTTTCAAGGCAAGGATGGTGGCCTTGGCAAAATGATGCGCCACATGTCTTCCGGCATGATGGGCTTTGCCGGGCATACTCGTTCGGCCACATCTTCACTGAAACTGATGGGGCAGGGGTTCGCTGCCTTTGCTGCTGGGGCCAAGTTGCTTTCAGGTGCGTTCAGCGCAGCAAAGGGTTTTTCTGAATTTGAATTCAAGATGGCATCAGTCAGTGGGATCACGCAGGCCACCACGCGGGAATTGAAACTGCTTGAAAACGCTGCAATCAGTGCTGGTATTGCCACGCAGTTTAGCCCACTGGAAGCCGCTGAAGGCTTGGAAGTCTTGGGTGCTACGGGCTTTGATGCGGCTGATTCCATGACCGTGCTGCGTTCGTCTTTGGATCTTGCTGCCGGTTCCATGGGTCAGTTGGGCGTGGCTGATGCTGCTGCCATTGCGTCTGCTTCACTGAAGGCATACGGGCGTGATGTTGGGGAAGCGGCACTTATGACTGACAAGCTGTTGCGGGTGACACAGCTTACCAACTTTCAAACACGCGACATGATCGGGGCGTTCCCCAAGTTGATGGGTAAGGGTTCCCCGTTCCGGCAGTCTTTTGATGACATGCTGATTGCAATGGGTCTGATGCGAAACGTGGGCATTGATGCCTTCACGGCGCAGACAGCGTTGTCTGCTGCGTTCATGCGGTTGGGCTCTGAACGTCGCGTGCAGGATGCAATCAAGCCGTTTGCAAAGGTTTTCGATGAAGAAACTAAGCAAATGCGCCCGATGATGGATATCATTTTGGATCTTGCTGAAGTCACAAAAGATTGGACGGATGAAAAGCGGCAGAGTCTTGAAGCCACCCTTGCGGGCAGGCGCGGAATCCTTTCATTTTCCGGTGTGACCCGTGCCGTTACTAAAGCCATTCTTGCCAACCGGGAAGCAGTGAAGCTGGCCAACGGTGAAATGATCATTGGTGAAAAGGGTTATAGGGATCTGCGGGCAGAGATTGAAAAGAGTGGTGGCGCGATTAAGACCGGCAGCGGATCGGTGTTGAAAAATGCAGATGCCGTGGTGTTCCTGACTAATGCACTTGATCCGGCAACCAAGATGTTGGTGAAGGGTCGGGCGGCAGTTAATGCTATGCGGTTTGCAATTGAAGGGGCAGAAGGCGCGGCTGAAGATTTCAGGAAGAAGTTGTTGGACACGTTCAAGGGGCAGATGATTTTGTTGCAGGGTTCTGCTCAGACGTTTGAAATTGTATTTGGCAAGGCATTTGCACAGGTTATGCGGCCTGCCATTGAGTGGATGATTGAAAATTTGAACAAGCTGATTGTCACGTGGCGTGGGTTGGATGATGGGACAAAACGGCTGATTTCCAAGGTTGTGGTCCTTACAGGTTCTTTCCTGATGTTGGCCGGAACAATCCTGTTGGTGAAGGGCGTGATGGGCTTGCTTGGCATCAGTGCTAAGGGGTTGATGTTGATGATGGGCAAGTTGATGCTGACCATTCTTCCCATCGTTGCAATTGGGTGGGTGATGTTCAAAATGTTCAAGGTGGTGCGGGAACAGTTCAGCAAGGGCAGCGACGATTTAGACAAGTTTCTTGGCCCGCTGCAAAAGGTCAAGCTTGGATTCCAAGCGTTGGTGCAGTTGTTGGTTGATGGCCATTTGTCTGATGCTATGACAAAGGAGTTGGGGAAGGCGGAAAATGAAGGGCTGCTGAAGTTTGTGGATAATGCAAGCCAGTTTTTCACAAGGGTTGGGAAGTTCTTTGATGGGATGGTGGAAGGCATTGCTGATGCTGCTGACAATTATTTACTTCCCATGCTCGGCATGATGGGTGATGCGTTCAGTTTGGTGTGGGATATTATCAATGGCGGCACGGGGGAATTTGATAAAAACAAGGATGCGATTGTTGGGTGGAACGGGGCCGGTGAAATCACTGGCAAGGTGTTGGGCGGAATTGCAACCGGCATTCTTGCCGTTACTGCCGGGCTGATTATCTTAAAGCCGCTGTTGCTGTTCATGCGCATGATGGGTGCAGCCATTTCCTTGGCGTGGTCCGTCACCCCGTTTGGTGCAATTTCTTTGGCCATTGCTGCCATTGCCGCAGGGCTGTTGTTGCTGGCACACAAGTGGGATGAAATCAAGGAAACCATCACCCACATCCGTGAAAAATTGGGGTTGGAAAAAAGCGTAACAGAAAAGTTTGCGGCAACCGGTGAAGAAGCGTTGCAGTCAATGAATCAGGCGCAGCGTGCGGACATTCAGAAACGTGCAGCGGCAATGTTCGCACAAATGAAGGAAACCGATACTGTTAATGGGCAGACACAGGAACGGCTTGAACGGCAGTTTGCTTTCCGTATTGTAAAGAGGCGGCAACGGGAAGCCGCTGCTGCTGAAGCTACATTGCAGGTTGCTGCCAACGGTGGCCCGGAAGTGGTGCAGCAGGCGCGGCAGGCTGTGATTCCAGATCCAACAGGTGTGAATAATGTGGCGGCAAGAGTTGCAGCGCAAAGCAAGATAGCTGCACGTGCGCAAGCAGACTATCAGAAACAGTGGGATGCGTTGCGTGCTGATATGAAGGCAGCGATAGACAGGCCAACACAGGTGACGGTGGAAATTGATGGTGATGTGGTGGCAGAAGCAGTGGCCAATGCTAGGGAAGCCCGTGATGCTAGAATGCTTGAACCATCGCCTGCAACATAGGAAGAAGCCATGCCTGTATTACAAGGTGATTTGTTTCCACCGATAGATCAGCAGGGGCAGGAACAGCGGGAACCCCCGGTGTTTGAAGGGTGGGGATTTGCAACAACTGATCCAACGAAGGCGTTCATAAAAAACTTGCGTGATGGGGAAGAAAGGGAATTCCCTTTGAACCCTGAAACGTTTGAACACAGCATTGAAGCCTATTACAATAAAGATGACATCATGGGGATGTCACATCAGCCATTGACTTTCAGCCACACCGGCAATCATGAAATTCCAATTCAGTTGTATGTGGATCAGTTTTTCACTGCAATCGAACGGCAGCGTGGTCTTGCTGATGCCGTGGGTGAAGTGAAGGATTTCAGGAAGTTCCTGTTGTCTTTCATGGCTGTGAGTAATGCGGGCGCGGGCGTCATTGGTGGGGCACCTGATTCCTTGTTGTTTGTGTGGCCGGGTCTGTTCGGAATGGAATGCGTCATGCGTGGGCTGCATTTCGAGTACAAGCGATTTACCGGAACGCTTGACCTTTGGGCGTACACGGCCAAGTTCACGCTTGAGTCTGTGCGTGATTCCAGAATGTATGCAGAAGACTTGCGTGCCAACGGCACAGAGTGGGGGTGATCGTATGCCAGCCGCAGCAAATAGCAGGCACTTCCTGTGCACTGATGTCACCTTGGCTAGTGGTGAACGCTTCCTGACAGAAGACGAACCATACAGGTATCAAAATCTTGTGGACAATGCCGTGCATACTGCACGCAGCGGTGACACGTGGATGTCACTTGCTGGATTTTATTTCAAGGGCATGGTCCGGCCTGCGGGTTTTTGGTGGGCAATCGCAGACTTCCAGCCGGTGCCGGTGGTTGATCCTACTGTTCCCCCGGCAATGGGAACGGTTGTGTACATCCCAAGCCTGCGCACGTTGCGTGATAAAATCTTGGATTATGGCAGACTGAAGGAGTTTTGAACGTGGGTGTGGAATCTGAATACAACAGGCGCGGGCCGGTGCTTACCCTATCCATGATTGATGGGGATGAGCCTGATGTGTATTTTGATCAGGAAGAAACTGGCAAGCGATTCCTGCGGCTGATGCATGAAGATGTGGATTCTGGTGCTGATCGTTTGATTGTTGAACTTGCCAACCATGATCTTGCCATGTTGGATGACCAACGGCTGAAGGCCGGTGAAATCATCCGGGCATCATGGGGGTACATCGGTGCAATGACACCCCCGCGTGATTTGGTTATTAAGAAAATCACAGGCTTTGAAAGGTTGAAGATTGAAGGGCATAGCAAAATTGTGCTGGCCGATATAGATGAAAAAAGCAACACGTTCATTGACATGAAAATCAGTGACGTGGCACAGATCATGGCTGCCCGGCACGGATATGTGAACCCGTGGGTGTGGGTTGAAGATTCGGGTGAAATCCTGCCGCATATACATCAGGCCGGGGAAACGGATGCAAAGTTTTTGAAGCGGCTGGCCAACCGGTTGGGGTGGCGGCTGTATGCGGATCACACCGGGTTCCATTTCCACAGCTTGGCCCTGTGGAGCCCACCGGTGAAAGTGTACAGCTATGGATATGAAGTGGACGGTTCGCACCCCGGTGGCGACATTATCGGCAAGCCAACGTTCAGGGCTGATTTCAGCCGGGCTGCGGGCATTATTAAAATTGTTGGGCGCAATCCGATCACCGGTGAAGAGTTTGAAGTGAAAGCCGGGAACCAAGAAACAGACCGTGATGGGTTGGGGAAGATCCTGGAAGTGGAAGACCCGGCACGGATTGGCGGCAGCAAGGTGATGGCGCGGGTGGGGCGTGGGCTGACCCGTGGTGTGCCGGGCACCCGTGCGACGGCTGAACAAATTGCACGCAACAATTACATCAACAGTGCGGCAAGGCATTATGAATTAAAGCTGAATGTCAAAGGTGATCCGATGGTTGCCGCAAAGCAGATCGTTGAAGTGTGGGGCATTAGTGATTATCTTTCTGGAAGCTATTATGTGAAGACGTGCAAGTCAACGGTGACAGCGGGCGGGTACACGCAGGATTTGGTTTTGCGCAAGGATGCTGTTGGAAACCTGCGGCGCAGGGTGGTGCAGGAAAACCATGCCCGGATTAATCCGGCATTGGCACCGCAGGCCGGTGGCATCACCAAAGGAATACCCAAGGCAAGGCCACACCACAACGATGCCTTTGGCGGGCAACTGTGGCTGTATGAGAATTGGGTTGATGGCACCGGCAAGGTGGTGAAGTGGGGTGATCCAATTGAACGTTTTAAAGGGGCAGCCTAATGCAAGCACCGACAGAAGCAAGGTATTGGGGAAGCTACGTTGGGAAAGTGATGGACACCGCAGACCCGGAAAACCTGCGCCGTGTCAAGGTGAATGTGGAAGGCTTGCTTGAACCAAAAAGTGGATGGGCAAGGCCGGTTGGTTTGGCCACCCGGCACACGCCACGGCAAGGGCAATTGGTAAAGGTGGAATTCAACCGGGGCAACATTGATGACCCGTTGTTTGATATTGGCCCGTATAGCAAGCAGCCGGGGCAGGAAGTTCCGACAGAGTATGAAAGCCCGTTGGTGTCTGTTTTTGAAACGGAAACGTTCCGGGTGGTTGTTGATGAACGGGAAGGCCAACGCAAGGCCACGATCAAGTCAATAAAGAATCTTGGCACGGGCATTGATGTGGAAGAAGACAAGATTGAAATTGATGCAGATGCCAATTCGATCACGATTTCTGCGGCAACAAAGATCACGCTGAAGGCGATTGGTGAAATTAATCTGGACGCAAACGCGGTAACAATTATGGAACGTGGCGTTGTGCCCAACCCTGATGTTCCCCTTGGGTGAATAATGGCTGATGAAGAAACTGACATTCTTGTGGTGTGCAGGAATCCGGGAAGTGACTGTGCGTTGGTCTTTCCGGGTGGTGGGGAATTGGCGCTGAACATGACCATTGGCTATCCGACACCGGAAGCCATTGCCAGTACCATTCTGAATCAGATCAACACCGCATCCATGCCGTTCCACCCAATCTTTGAAGTGCTGGAAATCCTGAAGGCTTTGTTGGATTGTGTTGAATCTGTCAAGGATGGGGTGACACAGGCAAATCCTATCACGGTGCTTGTGGGTTTGGCCGAATGTCTGCCCAACCTGATTGAAAAGCTGATGGGTGTGGTGAAGTTACTGCCCGTGTACAGCCTTGGGGCAACGTTGCGCGGGATGGTGTGCGCAATCCTTCAGGCTGTTGATGCTGTGGCAAGCATGGTGGAAGCCGTCAAGCGTTCCTCTATTAAGTTGAAACCCATGGGAATTGCGGTTGCCAAATTAAATGACGTTGAATTGGAACGTGTGTATCATACAACTGCGGGCCGGATCTGTAAGCAGTACAAATATGCGGGCACCTTGTTGGGCCAACTGTCATTGATTTTTGACATCGTGGTGCAATTCGGTTCGTTGGCAGGCGTGGAAATTCCTGCGCCTGATTTTTCTGTGATGAGTGGCCCGGTCGTGAATTTGAATTCAGATGCTTTGGATGAAATCAGCAGCACGCTGAACGCACTGCGGTCTGCACTGCAACAGGTGTATACCGTTTTGGAGAAATTACCTTGACGGCTTTTACCACCGGAACAGAACGATTTTGGAACGGGCCAACGCATCCGTTTCAGCGGAATGGGAAAGGTGATTTTTCCACGGCAAGTGGCATCGATCAGTTGCGTGCTGCAATCGAACAGTTATTGATGACACGTGGCCCTGATGGGCAGGAAGTTGGGGAACTGCCTTGGGACACAGAGCGGGGCAGCCGGATTCACACGCTGCTGCACAGCACAATGCCCATTGAAACGATGCAGCACGTGGCCGGGTTTTATACTGCCGAAGTGCTGCGCAAATATGAACCAAGAATCCAATTGCGTGGCGTGAAGGTTGAGCGGTTCGCAAGCAGCAATCAGCCTGAAGACCCACATAAAAACTTTGTAAAAATTCGTGTGCTGTTCACCCCGCGTGCAGCAGGTGCTTTGTCTGCCACGGTGGAAGAAGCGCAAGTGGTTGCACGGTTGGAGCAATAACAATGGCAATTCTTCCCACTGGCACTTTGGATTACACAGACAAGGATTTCGATTCCTTGAAACTGCGGCTGCTTGATTTGATCAAGCACGCATTTCCAGAGTGGACAAGTTCACAGGTTGGTGATTTTGGCGTGGTGCTGCTTGAAGCCTTTGCCTTCACCGGTGATGTGGTGGTGTACTATCTTGACCGGCAGGTGCGTGAAAGCAGGATCACACAGGCGCAGTTGCGGGGAAGCCTGATCAAACTTTCACGGCTGATCAACTATGAACTTTCCGGCGCAGTGGCAGCCACGGTTGATTTGACCCTGACATTGCAGGAAGCATTGCCTGCAACATGTACGGTGCCTGCGGGCACGGTGGTGCGCACCCTGACAGAAAATCCCATTTATTTTCAGACGTTGGCAGATGTGGTTTGGACGGCAGGTGAAACGGGCGCAAAGACTGTTGCCGCTGAACACAGCACTTCATACACGGAACAGTTCACAAGCACCACGCTGCCCAATCAATTGTTCAGCTTGCAATACACGCCATACTTGGAAACTCCTGAAGGCGGCACTGTAAACACGGTGATCAGCACGGCTGAAGGCACGTGGGATGAACAAGGCACGTTGCTGTTCAGTGAAAACACAGACAGGCATTGTACTATTCGGGTTGATGAATATGACAGGGCTTGGATTGCGTTTGGGGATGGCGTGCTTGGGCAAGTGCCAAGTGGCGCAATCACGGTTGTGTACAAGACCGGTGGTGGCACGGTGGGCAAGGTTGGCGCGGGCACATTGACGGCAATAGATGAAACATTTCGTGACGCCAATGGAACGGTTGCGAATATCACAGTGACCAACGTGGCGAGTGCAAGCGGTGGGGTTGATCGTGAAACGGTTGCTGCTGCCCGTAGGCGTGCCCCTGCTAGCCTGCGCACGTTGAACCGCACTGTTACCCGTGATGATTATGAAAACAATGCCCTGCGGAATTCTTCAGCCGCACGTGTCCTGATGCACACAAGCAATCAGGATAGTGGGATTGATGAAAACGCGGGAATTCTTTATGTTGTTCCTGCGGGTGGGGGAACGGCAAGCAGTGCGCTGTTGGCTGCGGTTGAAACGCTTGTGACAGTTACATACCCCAATACTTTGACCTTCAGGTTAGATGTGCAAAGCGCACGGTATAAAACAATCAACGTGCAGGCCACAGTGTTCCTTCATTCTGGATACACTGAAGCCGTGGTGAAGGCTGCTGTTGAAGCTGCACTGGCCACGTTCTTTGAAATCACGATTTCATCCGGTGATGATGAAGGGGATGAAAATCCCCATGTTGATTTTGGTGGAAACTTTTTGGATGAAGACGGCAATTCAGCAGGGGAAATTGCCTTGTCTGATATATACAACGCGGTTCGTGATGTCACGGGCGTGCGCAAGATGGAACCGCAGCCAAGCGGCTTTCTGCTGAACGGGTCGCATGAGGATGTGGATTTGCAAAACAGTGAATTCCCTGTGCTTGGCACAGTGATCCTGATTAATGGTACAACCGGCCTGCAAATGTAAGGTGACAAGATGACCGTTGCAAACATCACGATTGATTCAGGGCCGGGCGCAGGCAATGGGCCGGTGCTTGATTTGCGTATTACAAATCCGTTGACCATCATCACGTTGGGCGTGGATGATGACACCAACATTTCTGTGTATGCGTGGGAGATTGTGACAAGCCCACGGAACAGCACTGCTGTGTTGTCAAGTGCAAGTGCAGCCAACCCCACGTTGGAGTTGGACCACTACGGGACGTGGATGATTAAGTTAACGGCCACACTCGGCGCGTATGGGTCGCAAGAATTGACCACGCTTGTGGGGGTGACAACACCACTAACAGCGCAACGGTTGCCTGCTTATGAAGAAGAGAATGAGCAAGCCGGTGCGCGTGGATGGGGTGAAACACGGGAGATTTCAACAGAACTGTTTGAACTGTTGTTGGATCAAGCACCGGGGCGCATTTGCATAAACCAAACCGGGGCACCGATTGCACAGGGTAGTTTTGTGAAGCAAACCGGGTGGTACGATTTGCCGGGTGGCCCGTCCGTTCCAACCATTGCAAAGGCAAGTTCTGCTGATGCCGCTGATGTGATCGTTGGTTGTGTCCGGGCGGTTGTGCTTCCGGTGCAAGGCGCAAGTGCTGTTGCTGATGATGGGCTGTGCAACGTGGTGTTCCATGGTCCGGTGCATTCTGTTGTTGCTTCCGGCACACTGACACAAGGGGCGCAGGTTTCGCTTCACTCCACAGCGGGGCAGGTGATAGAGGGCGCGGGCAGGCCGGTTGGAATTGGGATGGGTGGAAGCAAGATGTACATCGGAAGTCCACCGGGCATGGGTGTTAGTGGTTCGTCTGCTGCTTATCAGGTTAAAGGGGCGCATATTCTTGCGGATCAGTTGGGTGGTTCAGGGAACGAATTCAATTTACTAGTCACACCGGGGCACTTGTTGGATGCTGCCAACAGTGACGTGATCCCGATTGGCGAACGCACCTTGTCCGATAAGGGAACGGGTGAATACTACACAGGCACGCGGGTGCAAGTTGTTGGCCCGCAGGTTCCGGGGTATGTGCTGCGTGGTGAAGCCAAGGTGGGGTATTTGTCTGCTGACAAGGCTGATGGTTCATTGTCGCAACGATTCGGTGCAGCCACGGAGTATGGAATTTATTTGGTGGAAAACAAAACCGCTGCGGGTGTCGGCACTGCGTTTATCAACAACAGGCTGTTTATGGTTCGGTTCACGCAGCTTGGGGGTTATTACTCTTCACAAACGATTGTGCCGGGCACGCTGAAGGGTGTGGCACTGAAACACTTGAACATGACAGCCATGGGTACTATGGATCTTTCGATTGTTCCTGATATTGCGGGCAGTCCTGATGTGCCAAATCTTGTGGCGTTGGGTTCAACATCGTTCGGCACGGGTGATGCTGTTTGGAATCCTAATTATTTCATCTGGGATTCTTTGAATCAGTTGGTGACAGATAATGTTTTTTGGTTGTTTTTCATGGCTGATTTGATCACAGGGGCAGTCACAGAAGCCATTCCTGATGCGTTGTTGACTCCCACGCAGATGGCAACTGGGTGGCAGTGGGACAACTTTTTATATAGTGATGATCTGGGGGTGACAACCTTCCCGTTTGCAGGTGGTGGAAAGGCGTTTGATATCGAGGTGCTATTTGCTAGCACCCCTAGTGTCCCTGCATACCCTGCGGCTGATGCGTCTGTGATTGACCTTGCCAAGATTGGCACCCCTGCGTTTCCGTTGGGCAACCGATGGGATGGCAGAACGGCATCTGATGCCTTGATTCGGTCGCAAACAGAAGTGGATGCGGGTGGGTTCGGAACGCATGAAACACCGATCATTCCCTTGCACGCTGCGTTTGGAGCATAGAAGATGGCACCGGTTGTGATACCTGAAAGCGGGTTTGGCACGATCCCTTGGGGCAGTGGTCCGTGGGGTGGTGTTACGATTGACACCGGGCTGCCCGATATTAACGGAAGTTTTGAGTTGGGCAGTCAGGGTGCAGCCACACAGTGGTTGCATGTTGCAAGTGCGTCTTTGGTTTCCTTGGCAACGTTCGGCACCGGGTCTTGGGTTGAATCGTTTGAAGACGGGTGGGGAAGTTTCTTGTGGGAATTCGATGCTGAATATTTTGACTTTTCTTTTTTCAACGGTGGTGACACCGTGGCGGCAACGATTGAGGCATTTGAATCAGGGTGGTTGAATGATGGGTGGGTGTCTACTTGGCCAACCCAATCCACTGCCGCATTGTTTGACAACGGCACAGATACGGAAGACATGGAAGCCGGTTGGGGCAATGATGCATACTTGTGGGAATACGCGGCAGGCCGGTTCACGGAAGCTGTGTTTGATAATGCGACAGATACGGAAGACATGGAAGCCGGTTGGTACAATGATAATTGGGTTGTCACATATGCGTTCACGGAAGTGGCGTATTTTGATGATGCACCCCCTGCGTATCAGTCACCACGGCACTTGGATGCTGAACAGTTTGATGCGGCGTATTGGCCGGACAACCTTGCAGATATTGGAGCATAAAAATGGCACAGGCAGATTGGGCATCTTTGGTGGGCAGCATTGCTGAAGCTGCATCTTTCCGTGCAGGTGTCACGGGTGGTGTTACCGGTCCACCGGTAACTGCGCCTGACACAAACCTGTTCGTGTTTGGGTGGCATGCGTTGGAACCTCCCACGGCTGCACCGGGGGGGCAACTTGCACACGGCAAGTATTGCACTGTCACTGACTTTGGGCCAACAGATCGGGGCATAAGGATTGAAGGCGCAATAAAGCGTGGCCTGTCTGCAAGCCCTGAAGGGTTCAGCCCGTTCCTGTTTGCCGGGCTGCAAGGTGATTCCACGGCTGATCAGTGCTATATGCTCGGTTTGTCCGATGAAGACCCGTGCAAGATTGTGCTGCGCAAGGGGTATCTGTACAGCGGGGTTCCTGCTGTGGCCACAGGGAACAACTTGCGGCACAGCGTGGGCACGGTGCTGAACGATGTGTGGACGCACTTGCGGTTGGATCTGATCACCAA